TCACCGCCAATGTACTGAATAGCACACATTAAACTGGCGGGATACCGTATAAATTGTGTTGTAGCAACTCCCAATAATTTATTATCTTTATCTAAAGTTACCCACAGTTGTTGTTCATCTCTTAATAGTGCTTCATACACATAATCTACAGTCCATCTTCCGCCAGAACGTTTTACAGCTTTTTCTAAATAAGGTTTAGCATCATCCCAAACTGTATAAAGTAAATTAACAGGAATTAAACTAATAACGTAATCAGGATATTCTTCTTTAATATCAACATAATTAATATCTGATTCATCTAAAGGCATTGTACTTAAATTGTTCATATTGCCATTACCTTTTTATTGCCCAATGGTTTAGCTTGATTTTTAGTTCCTGTCTTAGTCATTCTAACTTTTGAAAGCATATCATCAAGCTTATCGGAACCATTATTGCTACTACCGTCACCTAACATTGAAACAACATCGGCAGGAACTATGTATTCACCGGGCGATACTGCTACAGCAGATTGGTTTCCTATTTGACCCATAACTAAATCATCCATTCCTCCTCCTTCTCCTTGTATCATACCCTCTGTTTGAGCATTAGGTACTTGTTGTTTTAATATTTGATCTCTTAATTGTAAAAAAGCATCAACGCCAAATTGTTGTATAAAAGCTTGTATAACTGAATCTGGATCAGGGTGTTGCCCTAAAACAGCAGCTACAACTTGTTCTTGCAATTCTTGTTGTGGAGGTATTTGTTCAACAGAAGGAATTTCCATTCCTGCTTGCATTTCTATTAATCCACCTTCGGCTCTTGACATTGAAAAAGGTAGTTTTGGAGAAGCAAAAGTTTCTCCTAATTTATCTATTACTGATTGTCCAGATTCTGGAATTTCAATAACATTAGGAGGGTCTGGTACAACAGAATCTGCTGTATTAACAGAACTTCCAGTTAATCCTAAATCTGCTCCAGTTATAGGAACAGAATTTGTTTTTTCTGCTTCTTCTTCTGCTTCTTCTTCTGCTTCTAATTGAGCTAAATATTCTTCATAACCTTCAGGATAGAGTGCATTTTCAGGAGCAGGTATATCTCCTCTTGCAATAGCATCACCTACAGCTTGTTGATATTTATCTAGTGCTGCATTTTTTTGATCTGTTGTTAAAGTTTGATAAGTAAATTGTGGAGCAAATACAGCAGGGTCTCTTTCATGTAAACCTCCATAAGAAGGATCATTTGCATATACCCCTACTCTAGCGTAATTATTAACTCCATTATTAGGATCATTAACAACGGTATAACCATTATTTAATTCAATCACACTGCCATCGCCCGGATTACTAAATGTGCTTAAATCAGTTATATCTGTTCTAGTTCCATCTGGACTAATAAGAATTCCCGCAGTTGCTTCTCTTTTTTCACCCGGATAAAAGTTTTCATTACTGTCTACTATACCTTTCAGCGGAT